GCATATCACGCCGGATGATTACCCGGATAGCTATTTTAAAGGGCTCACGGCGGAAACCCAGGATCGGAAAGGGAATTTTCATAACCGAGCGGGGCGCAGGAATGAACCGCTTGATCTTCTGGTTCTGAACAAATGCGCGGCAGATCATGTCGTTGATGGATGGATTGAATTGAAGAGATATCAGCTCAAGGAACGATATAAAAAAGCCGGGAAACCGGTGCCGTCGAAAGATCAGCTCAAGAAAGTATACAACAGAGAGACGGTGACCGAAATTTATGAGCGGGAATTGCGCTCTAAAGGGTGGTGATTCAGATTGACATGCAGGATCTATTTTTATAACCTTTATTTTCTCACAGGTGGTTTAGCGACCAGTAAATGACCGGGAGTGCCTGCATCATTCCTGGTCAGCCTGTCAAACATTCAATTTATGCAGGAGATTGACATGCCGAATAATGCAGATTTGCAGCAATTAGAAAGATATCAGGAAGTCAGAGAAAAGCTCGGAGACATCATTGATTTAATTGATACGATGCCGTTTAGTGAGCAGATTGACACAATCAATCATATCAAACTAGAGATCCACAGTATTAGCCCGTTTAAAAAAGAACCGGTTGATTGCGTAATATGGGAGAAACAAGAAAATGTTGTGGCAAACGAATACAACCCGAACAAAGTTGCTCCTCCTGAAATGAAACTACTTGCACATTCCATTCATAAAGACGGGTATACACAGCCAATCGTCACATGGCCGAATGATAAAGGGCAGATAGAAGTCATTGACGGTTTTCACAGAAATAGAGTCGGGAAAGAGAACGAACAAGTCAGGGAAAGGATTCATGGCTATCTACCTGTCGTAAAAATCAATATAGATAGGCAAGATAAAAACGACAGGATAGCGTCAACAATCAGGCACAATCGAGCGCGAGGGAAACACACAGTTGACTCAATGTCTGATATCATTCTGGAGCTTAAAGCGCGAAATTGGAAAAACGCAAGGATAGCGCGTGAATTAGGCATGGATGAAGACGAAATCTTAAGACTTTGCCAGATTACTGGTCTTGCAGATTTGTTTTCAGATGAAGAATTCAGCCGATCATGGGACATCGAAAACACTGAACAACCAGATTTTATCCCTTTGGATGAATTCACAGACTTTGACGAATCTGAACAAGTCAGGACAGTAAATACAGATGATGAAACAAGGATTTTTCACAAATGGGAAGACTGGGAATGCCAGAAAGCAGGATTTTACGAGAGCTCTTTCCCCGGGAAAACAAAAGAAGAATGCGAAAGAGAATATGCGGAGTTTTTATCCGACCTTGATTTATTCGCAGAGGCAATGCAGGGAGTTATTACAAAATGGAAATACAGTTGTGAGCATTATCTAACTAATCAGGCAATGAATAGGATAGCGTGGATGGGGCAAGCAGCAATGTGTTATGCAACTGGTATTCCTGCAGCCTTCAGGGGTGGATTTAATCTCCTTTCTGAAAAACAGCAGCAAGCAGCTGATGAAAAAGCGCTAGAATATATAAATAAATGGCTCGCAATAAACAATAGAGAGCAAGCGACAATGGAACAAGCCAATCCAGGCAGGCAATCTACTATTTATTAATATGATAAAAAAATACAATAAAACAAGCGTTTTGCAAGCCGCCAGGGAACGCATTGCGGAAACTTTCGATGGGTTTGAAAAGATTTACTGCAGTTTTTCAGGCGGCAAAGATTCGACTGTCATGCTACATCTTGTCATGGAAGAGGCTATAAGGAGAAAGAGAAAAATCGGGGTATTAATATTCGATCTTGAAGCGCAATATGCGGAAACGATAAAACATGTTGAATCAATGATAGAATTATATTCCGACAATATAGATTTGCATTGGTTTTGCGGTGAGATGAAACTCAGAAACGCCCTAACTAATTTTGAACCGCAATGGGTAACATGGGATGAAAATAACAAGGATATTTGGGTTAGAGAAAAACCGGAACAAGCCTCTGATTTATCTCAATATGATTTTTATATCCCGAAAATGGAATTCGAAGAATTGATGGTTTTATTCGGCCGATGGTACGCAAAAGATGAACCTTGTGCGGCTTTTATAGGGATAAGGGCAGATGAAAGCCTGCATAGATATTGCGCGATTGCTACTTGGCAAAAGAAAGGGATAATGTTTAATAATCGGCGCTGGTCAACAAAATGCATTGATCAAGTTTACAATATCTATCCTATTTATGATTGGAAAACTGAGGATATTTGGCGCTTTCACGGCAAATACCAGGAACTACCGTATAATAAAATTTATGACAAAATGCAAATGGCAGGTGTCAAGCTTTCGCAGCAAAGGCTTTGCCAGCCATACGGGGATGATCAAAAACAGGGCCTATGGCTTTACCACATTTTAGAGCCAGACACTTGGTTTAAACTGATTGCTCGCGTGAATGGTGCTAATTCTGGAGCTTTGTATATTCAGGAAAACGGGAATATATCAGGCAATAGAAAAGTAACTCTCCCAGACGGGCACACCTGGAAATCATTTACAAATCTATTGCTTTCAACGATGCCAAAGAAAACACAAAAACATTACCGACATAGATTTAAAAAGTTTCTTTGGGGGTGGAAGAAACGCGGATACCCTGAAGAGATACCAGACGAAGCACCGATGCAATTGGAAACAAAATGTTGGGTTCCTTCCTGGCGCAGAATGGCGCGTTGCCTTCTTAGAAATGATTATTGGTGTAAGGGGCTAGGCCAAACTCAACCAAAATCGGACGCTTACCAAAAATTTAAAGCATTAAAAAAGGCGGAACAAAATACATGAAAGAAAACAAGCCCATAAAACCAAAACAACCAGAATTAAATCAGCTACTTAAAGACAAAACCAAACCAAAACCCCGCAAATCAGCGAGCTATTGTCCGGTATGTGGATCAGAACTTGATAACAGGCGCCAATGCAGGTATTGCGGTTACAGTCCGAGCTGATGCGATTAACTGGTGCCGTGAGCATCAAATAAATTAATTAAAAATTAGTATTTGACAAATAAATTTTAATCAATTAGATTGATCAGCATACAACAACAATTCAAAAATGCTGATCAATGTCCTGTATCCGCACAGAAGATCATACCGATTGGACTGCTGATCTGGTCGCAGTCCGAGCGCAAATCACCGCTATCAATGCGGCTCTAGCCGATGATACTGTTCTATCCGGTACCCGGGAATATTCATTCGATTCTGGAACCGGAATTCAACGCGAAAAATTCTCAAGCCCGCAAGATCTAATCCAAACACTTTCGACATTATTGGCCCGCCGTGATCGCCTGAAAAGATTACTCCGTGGAAACGGACTTTTAAGGGGGGCAATGCGTCGATAATGGGAATCAAAGAATTCTTTTTCGGGAAAACTCCCAAACCTCAGCCACAACAACAGCAAAAATCTATCCAGACCGCCTCACGCGATGCGCAGCAACCACAAGCCGCTGGAGACTTCACAACCTTGCGCTATGGCTTTGATACCCGGCGCAGCGGCGGCAAGTCCCGCAGAGGCCTAAGCCATTATCAGCGCACTCTCGTTCTTGACCATACCGCTCTCAGGATGAATGGGCGATACATGATGCACGACAGCAAAGAAGCCCGGATGGTCAACAGGCGTTTCACGGATTGTGTAGTCGGCAATGGCCTGAGGCTGAATCCAAGTCCTGACGCTGATGTGCTGGGGATTTCAGCGGATCAGGCCGAGGCATGGGCGAAGGATGTCAAGACCCGTTTCGATTTATGGGCGCGCTCCAAAGGTTCTGATGCTACCGGCACGAATAATTTCTACCAGAATATGCGATTTTATGAATGGCAATATTCAAGAGATGGCGAAGTATTTGTCCGGCTCAATTACAGCGATGATCCAGAACTTATCAATCCCGTTCAAATTGGATTCGTAGACCCGAATCAGATCAGGGGCGATGAATTCACAATCAGCTTAGGCCCGACTTCGCAAAAAGACGGCATTATCAAAGACGAAAACGGTAAAGAAATCGGATATAAAGTATGGATTCAAGATCCCAAAAATCCGGGAGCGTTCAAAGCCGTTGAAGTCCCGGCAAAAGACCCGGACACCGGAAGACCGATTATGCTACATGGGTATAACCCGGAATACGCCGGTCAAAGTCGAGGATATCCTGAAATGAGCCACGGCCTTGAGGATTTTGAGGACATTACCAGCTATTCCAGGTCCGCAGCTAAAAAGATGGTTCAAGAATCAACTCTTGGATTCGCCGTTGAGAATGTTTTGCAAGATCCGTCTGATATGGGATTGCAACAGCTTGATACTGGCGCAGCCGGACCGGTTATTGTCGATGAAACAACAACAATACCAGCAGAACCAGCTACTTTTGGCCCTGGTGCAGTCAAATACTGCGAGCTGAACGAAGCAACTCAGACCGAAACCGGTCCAATGTATCTTTTGGGTGGCGCCCAGGGTGATAAACTTGTCCAAGTCAAGTCAGCCGGCCCCGGAGAAAAGTCTGGTGAGTTTATTGACTCACAGATTGATTACTTATCAGCATCCAGGGGTATCCCTTCCAGCGTTGCCAGAATGAAATTTCCAAAAGCTCACAGTGCCAGCCGTGGTGAGCTTGGACTTTTTGCTGATGTCAAGGAAATCGAAAAGGATGATATTGTCAGTGATGGCTTTGATCCAGTTTACGAGGCATGGCTTAGCGAAGAGATTGCAGCCGGTCGGGTTCGTGCTCTTGGATGGTCTGATCCGATTTTAAGGGCTGCCTGGCTCAAAAATTTCTGGACTGGAAAGCCTCTCCCAGATATCGACCCGCTGAAAACCAAACAGGCGAAAGAGATTGAATTCAAGTGGGGCCTGACAGACATGGACACAGAAGCCAATCTCAACAACGGCAGCGACGGACCAACGAACAGAGCAAAACTCAACCGGCAGGTCTCAGAGCTTGACTGGAATCCTTTCGAGACTGATATGCCGCCAATCGGTGAAGAACCACCGGACGCAACCGAAGAAGATGAAGACTAAAATATCCTGGAAGATTTTTAACTACTGTCGAAACAGTTAAAATTTTTATTGTGCATTAGAGAATGGGACTTTCAAGAAAAAAATTTGATTATGTTATTGAAACGATAACTGAAGATATTGATTTGG